AGGGACGCTATTAATAAACACAGAAAAACAGTGGAACGATCAGGTTTTTCAGCGAGAAAAAATAAGACTTTGTAACATGGTGCGAGCGAGAAAGCACACTTCAGCAAGGGATGCACAGCATCTACGCAAGCTGGGAAGTCAATCCGCTCATGCACTAGTGAAGGGGGTTAGCCGCCCCCGTCTGACCCCCTTCACACCTTTATTTTAGGAAACATTATGGCGACTAAAAAGACTAAAGAAATCAACTCCTCAACTCTAGTTTCGGTGAAACCGATTACTGATACACAAAAGGTTGTTTTCGACACATGGAAAAAAGGACAGAACCAATTTCTATTTGGTGCAGCTGGTACGGGTAAAACATTTGTTTCTCTCTATCTGGCACTGAATGATGTTTTTGATCTAAAAACAAAATACGACAAGGTGGTATTGGTACGTTCTCTAATTCCTACGAGGGATATTGGTTTTCTCCCCGGCGATGAAGAGGACAAATCTGCCCTATACCAAGTCCCGTATCAAAATATGGTTCAGTTCATGTTTAAGATGCCTAACGAACAGGCATTTAATTCTTTATATGATCGGCTAAAAGGCCAAGGTTCTATGTATTTTTTGTCAACTTCTTTTCTAAGGGGGTTGACATTTGATAACAGTATCATTATAGTAGATGAATGTCAAAACTTAAACTTTCATGAACTGGATACAATAATCACTAGGGTTGGACAAGACTCTAAGATCGTTTTTTGTGGAGATTTTGGTCAGAGTGACCTTATGAAACAAAATGAGAAAAATGGTCTTCATACCTTTCTTCAAATCTTGGAAGAAATGGATGAATTTAACTGTAGCGAATTTAGTATCGGAGATATCGTTCGCTCTGGCTTTGTCAGGAGTTACCTGATAAACAAGGCCAAACTAGGTATAGGATTAGAATAATGGACTTAAATATATTACGTGAGGAAATTGCCGCTGATGAGGGCAAGGTTCTCAAAATTTACAAAGATCATCTCGGTTATCCGACTTTTGGTATCGGCCATCTAATTACAGAGGACGATCCAGAACACGGTCAACGAGTAGGAACAAAAGTTTCTGAGGAACGCTGTGATGAGGTATTTGATCAAGATGTTAAATCGGTCATTGCAGACTGTAATACTCTTTATGATGATTTTGGTGGGCTTCCAGCGGAAGTGCAATTAATTCTTGCTAATATGATGTTCAACATGGGTCGTACTCGCTTGTCCAAGTTTAAGAACATGAACGCAGCTGTTGAGGAAGGCGATTGGAATCGTGCTTCTAAAGAGATGATGAATAGCAGATGGTATAATCAAGTGAGAAATCGGGCAAGACGCCTAGTTGAACGTATGAGGAATGTATGACATTTAAACACAATGCAGTTGAGTTGCCTGTAGTTAAAGCAACTAATGTGGACGGTAAACGTCTTTATGAAACACCAGATGGAAACAAGTATCCTTCGATCACTACAGTTCTATCAGTCCGTAACAAGAAAGGCTTGTTTGAGTGGCGTAAACGTGTTGGTAATGATGTTGCCAACTATGTCGCTCGTAAGGCTGCAAACAGGGGAACAAAGGTTCACCATATGTGTGAGGATTACCTTAACAACATGGAGTTCAATTTTCCCAAAGAGTGGCAAAAACATAAGAAAGATTTTCTACCATATTGTCTGTTCACTGAACTTAAAAACAAAGTTCTGTGTAATATAGATGATATCTATGCACAAGAGGCAGGGCTTTATAGTGATAAATATAAAGTAGCGGGTAGAGCAGACTGTATTGCTCATTATAAAGGGGTTCCCTCAATAATGGACTTTAAAACATCTACCAAGGAACGGAATGACGATTGGAATGAGAATTACTATATCCAAGGAACAGCTTATGCTGAGATGTTCGCAGAAAGAACAGGTATAGAAATCAGTCAAGTAGTTATTCTCGTTGTTACGGAAGATGGTACGGTTCAAGAGTTCATAAAGGAAAAAGAACCATATATCGATCTGCTGAATGACTCGCTTGATGAATGGAGAAACCAAAATGAAACACCTAGTATCAATAATGGCGGTGTTTCTGTTAATGGGTTGTCAAACCACTGAAAACACTCCCAAAGACATTGCATCGCCCAAATTAGTAGCGGATAGTCCAGTACCGAAAACACCAAATCAAGAGGCTTACCAGACAAATAAACCTGTTTTATGTGCATCATCTGAAGTTGTACATAAAGGTCTAACACTGGATGCTAAGGAAACCCCTCTTATTGTTTGGAAAGACCTAACAGGTGCGTATTACGCAGCTCTATGGATGAATAAGGAAACTAAAACTGTGACTGTTATTGAATATCCTTCTGGCCCAGAGGTTGCATGTTTTGTGTCCACTGGTACTGATGCGGAGATGAGTAAAATAGAAACTGAAAAAGTTAAAGGAATACCGATAAAGGGTCTTGACAATATAGATACAGGCTGGTATAAATAAGATACAGTTTGTTGATACGAATTGAATGCTGAACTGGACGGGAGTGCAATTCTCCCCACCTCCACCAAATCCCATATATTCATATGGGGGTGAATTAGGATCGACAGGCAGAGATAGATGAGAGTAGAGCTGTGGATTGGACGCCTTATAGTCCACTATAGTAAATGCAAATGATAATATTGCATCTCAAGATTTCGCACTAGCTGCGTAATCTGATAGGGTTCGGTGGGTTCCTAGTAACAGAATACCCACCACTTATACGGGTGGCGTTCCTCACCCAGCCGGGTGATGCCGTAATACATCCGTGGGGGGTCACGGTTAACCCCCCAACCTTATAGATGGAGTGAAAATGAAAGCACCTAAAGTATTTTCAATGAGAATTGAAGAGATCGCAAAAGAAAAGAGTATCACACATATGGAAGCCATATTGTGGTATTGTCATACCGAGGGAATCGAACCAGACACGGTTGGTTCTCTTATTTCAAAAGGGTTGAAGGAAAAGATCGAAGCCAACGCCCGTGAGTTAAACTTTCTACCAAGACAGGCACAATTGCCTTTGTAATATGGAACCAGTAGACGTATATCTGATGTACTGTGCTATGAAAGCACATTTTGGGCCTGGCGACTATGACTTTGAAAAGTACAAGGGCAAGACCAAAATATCTCGACAGTCTTTTTACAAAAGAAAAGACAGGTCATTCTTTGTACGTATTGCTAAAAAGTACAAAAATCCAAGAGACTATTTCCTCGCAAATTTTATCAAGGATCGTAAAGGGTATATTGCAAACTTTAATGATGAGAACTATGAGAGTTGGAAGTTGAAAAGACAAGGTTTCTTCGAACAGTTTGAAGTTGAGATGAAACCGTTTATCAGTGAATTTGAGCCTTTATTTGCCCTTAATTCTGGACACCCTAAACTCTTAAAGGAGTTTCTTGGTAATCGTGTTTCTATTGAGACTATGATAATTTTAGACGAATTGGTTGAATATGGTAAAGTATGGGATACACTATTAGGAGATGATGTTATATGGCCTAACCTAAAAAAATTTATGAAAGATTACAAAAGGTTCTTGACTATTGACAAGAAACAGTATAGAATACGCTTATTGAACTTGATAGAAGGAGCTCCATAATGGACGTACAAGTTGAAACGGTCAGTAAGACCACAGAACTACAAACCTTGACCGCTCGGGTCAAGGAGCTCGAGTACGATTGTGCCGAGTTGGTGAAACAAAATGAGGTGTTGAGTGAGCGATGTAAAACGCTCGCAACTCGTCAACCCTCTTGGCCGAAAGGTTATCGGCCGCAAAGGCGGTTTAACCCCAATAAGACAAACGGGGCAAATCGATGAACGTAACCCTAGTTGATAAGATGGGCACTGATTTGTCAGTGGTCAACGCTGCTAGGGTGTCTTTTGGTAAGGTCAGCCAATGGGAGGCTATCCCAGAGGCTGGCCCTATACCAAACCTTCTGCAAGATAGGGATGAGAAACTTATTAACTATCTTGCAAAACACAATCATTGGAGTCCGTTTGGTCATGCTTCTATGCAGTTCCATATCAAGGCACCTGTGTTTGTTGCTAGACAGTTAGTGAAACATCAAGTCGGACTAGTGTGGAATGAAGTGTCCAGACGTTACGTTGATGATGAAGTAGAATTTTACATCCCAGAAGATTGGCGTGGTAGACCCACAAACTCTAAACAAGGCTCTTCTGATGATGTTATCGATATCAACCCTAGACATTTGATGGTTGATAATTATGAACAAGTCTGCAAAAGTGCAAAGTGGACTTATGAACACTTATTGAGTTTAGGTGTTGCTCCAGAACAGGCAAGGATGGTCTTGCCCCAATCAATGTTTACTGAATGGTACTGGAGTGGTACTCTAATGGCGTTTGCTCGTGTATGCAACCTACGATGCAAGCCAGACACCCAAAAGGAAACCCAAGTGGTTGCAAATCAAATAGACGAACTGGCAGAGGATTTGTTTCCTGTGTCATGGAAGGCACTAAGAAATGGTTAAGGAGTTTATGTTGTTGTTAGCATTAACTCTAACAGACCCATCAGGCGTAGATAGAGATGAAAAGTTTCATGTTCTATCTCGACACTTTGATACTAAGAATGAGTGTTTAGAATTCATTCAAAGTTGGGAGAGTATTATTCAGAGTAGAGGAAAACGAGCAGTTGCAGAAATGCTTGATCCCGGCTGGAAAGTACAAATTGCAAAGGTTGGTTGTGTTACACCACCAAAGATTCATGAAGTGCCTGCCGGTGGGATTATTCCCACATACGGTTCAGAGAACGATTCTTGAAAGCTTTAGTTCTCGGCAACGGCGAGTCTAGATCATGGTTCAAACCTTGTCATCAGACAATACTTGAGCCCAACGTGATGACATACGGCTGTAATGCAATCTATCGTGACGGTGCTGTAAACAATCTGATCGCTGTTGACTATGGTATGCAACAGGAGATTTACGACTCTGGTTATAAGGGTAGGTGTCACTTTGCAAACTGGAGCGTCATTCCATCGGCGGTTGCTGATACGATGTTTATGGGATATGACATACCAGAGGCCTTCATTCACAAAAGCAAATATAGAACAGAACAGTGTGTTGTGTCTGGTAAAGACCCTGTAACTCTACATGAGAAAATTGAGGTTGCTATTCAGATGAACCCACAACTGGATATGACAGACCTTCGAAAAAAGATGGAGAAGGATGTTGGTGTGTGGATCACCTACGTGAATGAAAGTGACAACATAGAGTCCATCGATTACCCAGTGGGTTGGTCTGCTGGTAACACGGCGCTTCATCTTGCCTGTCAACATGGGGCTGAGAAAGTCTATATCATGGGATTTGATCTATCATCATATGATGAACCGTTGAACAACATATATAAAGGTACAGACAATTATTTACCAGCTGACAGCAAAGGGTTTAATTCTGTCAATTGGGAAAATCAGATGACCACAACTATGAAAGAGTTTTCTGATATTGAATTTGTTATTGTTGGGAAAGATATTAATGAAGCCCAACTATGTGAGGAGTTGAAGATAATATGAGTGCTGTGCCACTATTTCCTACAGGTTTGGTAAAACAATATCAAGCTCCCAAAACATTTATGAGCGAGATCGACTTTACAGAGTTTGAATTTCATCTATTTCCTGGCCAGACTAAGTTGCGGTCTGATAAATTTACAAACATTCTTGCATCTCCACAGTTTGCAGAGGTCAGAAAGTTTGTAGAGGATTGCGCCTGTGATTTTCTAGATAACGAAGTACAGATGGAATATGAAGAGTTTTTCCTTACAGATAGTTGGTTGAATATCAGTCAAAAAGGCGGCTACCAGAAGACGCACAATCATTCTAACTCTATCATAAGTGGAACACTATATCTCAAGTCAACAAAAGAACATCCCGCTCTTAACTTTAAGAAACAGAAGGCAGAGGATGGCCCCTTTATCTCTCTAACAGAACATTACAAGAAGGGAAACCCCCACACAGCTAGTGATCTAGCTTTCCCTTGTACACAAGATACGATGCTCGTATTCAATTCACATTTGTATCACGGGCATGATGCGAGTCAACTAGAGTCCGAAAGGATTGGGCTTGCATGGAATGGTCTAGTCAATTTTGCTACTAAAGACAAAGACCTATATAGACTCTCTTTTGATAATAACGCATACACAAGACCGTGCGTTTTTTCTAGAGAAGAGACTTGACTATAAGTAGCATACACTGTATATTAGTATAATCAACATACGTAAACATAAGGAGACATAAGATGTCATTAGCACAGTTGAAAAAGTCGAACTCCCTCGACAAATTGCTTGGAGCAATTGAAACGGAGAACAAACCTCAAGAGAAGAAGTCCTATGTGGATGAACGACTCTGGAAGCCGGTCATGGATAAGACAGGTAATGGTTATGCCGTTATCCGTTTCCTTCCTACACCAAAAGGTGAAGACCTTCCTTGGGCGAAAGTGTGGAATCACGCTTTTCAAGGCCCTACTGGTCAGTGGTATATTGAGAACTCTCTCACTACCCTGAGTCAGAATGATCCTGTATCGGAGATGAACAGTGCATACTGGAACTCTGGTGTGGAGTCGGATAAGGAAATTGCAAGGCGTCAAAAACGTAAGTTGCAATACTTCTCCAACATTTATGTTGTGAGTGATCCTAAGAACCCTGAGAATGAGGGTAAAGTTTTCTTGTTCCGTTATGGTAAGAAGATTTTCGACAAGATCATGGAGTCTATGCAGCCTGCATTTGAGGATGAGTCACCCATCAATCCGTTTGATTTTTGGGAAGGTGCGAACTTCAAGTTGAAGATTCGTAAGGTTGACGGTTATTGGAACTATGATAAGTCAGAGTTCGAAGGCCCGTCTGCTCTTTTCGAGGATGATGATCGCCTCGAAAAACTTTGGGATACTCAGTATTCTCTTGCTGATTATTCTGCTCCCACTAACTTCAAGTCCTATGACGAACTCAAGAAACGTCTGGACACCGTTCTTGCTGGTACAACGAAAGTTGGTTCTGTAGTCGATACTATTGAAGATGAACCAGTTGAGAAGACGGCCACTATAGATACAAAAGAGGAGCCTGCTCCTACTGTATCGGTAGATGATGATGAGGACACCATGTCCTATTTTGAGAAGTTGGCCGCTGACGAAAGTTAGACCTTAAAGATAGACGATCAGAAATATTCGGCGTTTGCGTTATTACCCAATCTCCGTGATGTTGCTGGTCGTCTAGCTTGCCCACTTCCTGCTGCAAGATTGGTAGTCTGTTGATTACTAATATTGTTATTACTTCCAGATTGAACATTAGCAATATTTGCAGAGAGTTGTTCAATCGATCTCTGAAGTCCTTCTGCCCACATAAAATTAGTTTTTCCTTGAGCTTCCTGAGCGTCTGGTTCGATATATACGTCTGGTGAACCTTCGCCGGTTGGTGCTGGAGAAGCTGGTTTCGCATCAAAATCTGCCTGAACAACCGCTTTTAGTTTTTCAATATTGGTTTTTGCTTCATCGATCATTATATCTGGACTACCTAATCCCTTGA